TATCACCGTCATATCCCTGTACCCCTGCGTCTAGCTTGTCAAATGCAGCCTCCTCAGCTTGTATCTCACGAGATGTTGCCTTTGCATCAAGGCTTGCTTCTAGTGGACTTTCAGTAACACTTGAGAATCCATTACTGGTGTACTCATCAAGTAGCTTTGTCTCACCAGCTTTAGCATTAAGTATGGCTTGATCTACATTCTTAAGTTGCTTGTTAAGTTCCCTTGTTTCAGCCTTTCCTCGTTTAGTAGCAAGTGCTTGGTTGATCTCAGCTTTCTTCATCTCAGCTGCAAGTATTTGATCTTGGAGACCTGAGACAGCATTAGCTGTATCTTTATCAATACTATCTACTATTTGAGATCTCTTCCAGAATGCAGCCTTATCACCAAGAGGTTTAAACCAACTCATAACAGGCTTTCTGTATTCAACTGCAAATGCAAGTGAATCAGCTATCCCACTAAGAGCCGAGTTCTCCCAGAAATGATATATCCTTCTTTGCTCTGGAGTCATACCATTGTAGGTTTTCATCCATTTAGGAATAGGTATATGACCTTCCTGACCCCACCAACCTGGGAAAGCTTCAGCTAAGTATTGAGCTGTATTCTCTTCTCCCTCGTTGACATCATGTGCATAGTTTAGGGTTCCATCTAGTAGTCCATTAGCACCTAATTGAGTGGCTATTCTCTGAGCACGTGGCATGTTACGAGACATACCATTAATAACTGAAGCACCACCTAAAGTTGGATAAAGGATTGAAGCAATACCTCTAGCTTTCTGGATGTTGGGGTTCTCCATGCGAGTTACATCGTCATAGAAGTTATCTGCTATTGCTCCCCACTCACCTCCAAATGTTCCGACCATATCCATGATCGCATCAGGGTAGGTTCCAAGTAGTGCTGACATTTGACCTTCAGCTTGATCTTGCCAGGAACCTCCTGTTAACTCTTGGCTAGGTCTCTCCCAGTCTTGGTTAGTTATTGCTCCCCATGGATCTGAAATACCTCTCATTGCACCTCTAAAGAACTTCCTAGCTCCCTCTACTTGATTAGTTAAAGAAGGATCAGACTTCATTAAAGGTGTCTCTTCTATTGGCTCTTCCTTTATTTCAGGTTGCTCAGGAAGAGTCTTCTTTTTTTCTTCTTCCATTAATTGCCTCCGTCAAATAGGAATAGATACTGTGGTTCTTGAATTGGTAGTTTTACAGTTATGCCAAAACCACCTCCTCTCATTCGTGTACGTTTTACAATTCTTGCACCGTTTCTTGGTCTTCCAGTAGATAAATATTGTTGGAATAGAACTTCACCTTGAGGTGTTTTTCGTAGACGTTCTGGAAGCATATACATACTTTGTCCAGTACCTACATTGATACTATTAAACTTGGTAGTACCAGTCATAGCAGATGGAAGCCTTGGTTCAACAGAAGCTATACGTGCTTTAAATGCGTCATCTATAGTTTTTAAGTTCTTAGTGAAGTTAACTAGATTTCCATCACCTGTAGCTTTCACCTTCTCCATCGTTGTCTCTTTAATTGATGGCTTGATCTTTACTTGATCCTTTAGACCAGCTAACTCAAGTTGTTTATTTAAGATTTCACTTACACCAAGTCCTGAAGCGTCAGAAAGGTCTTGTACATCTTGAGATATTTCCCATGCACCACCTTTGTTAACATTAGCTATTTGCTCTTTTAGGTCTGCATTGCTAATAACCTGAGTTGTTTGTAGAACTGTTGGTCCCTCTTTTTCAATTAGTTTTTTAGTTTGGGCTAGTGGGTACTCAATCATATAATCAGCATCAGCATCACCATTGAAATATGGGAAATGATTCACACCAGTTGTTCTGTCTGCTCCTGTATAGCCAGTGCTTACTCTCCACTTACCTTCACCAGATTTTATTTCTGTAGCTATTTCTCCCCATGCTTCTTTCTTTGCCTTTACAGCTGGTATACCTTCCGTTATATGCTTTTCTTTAAAACGCTTATAAAAGTCATTTACAGCTTCGGTAATAGCTAAATCAATAGTACCGTTATAAGTCGAATCAATAGTTAAACCCTTAAGCTTGATTACATCATTAATGATTGTATTCTTAGCTGTTCCGTATATTGTGCTTTCTTTCCAACCTGCCTGATCAACAAGCTTCTGCATAGTCATGTAGGTTTGCTTGTATTTAGGATCAACCCTTAAAGATGGTGATAAAGCAAGATAGTCAGCTTCAAAGAATTTACCTTGTTCAATTAAAAGATCAGCATTATCTCTCTGTAGTTGTAAATCAGCATTCTTATCACTGTGATTGAAGAATGGATCTAGTTTTTTAATTGTATCTTCAGTAGCATGAGCTGTTCTTAGCTGTCTTAAGATCTTGTGTTTTTGATCTGGAGATCCATCCCAGTTTTCAATAAACGTCTTCTTACCTAATTCAAATAGCTTATTTTGATGAGCTTTATTTTGAGCAGTAGTACGTCTATCATTCTCAAGTTCTTGATCTATACGCTTTTCTGCAGCTTCCTCTATTTCAACTGGTGTTAGGACTTCGTTAATCTTTAAAGCCGGTCTAGTTATCTTATCTCCTTTGGTATTAGCTAAAGAACGCATATTTAGAAACTCTGCCTCATCAGCATCATTCCTTATAAACTTTGGATCAGCTAATAATGCTTTTAGACCATTCTTAACACCAAGCATTCCTCCAACATTTCCCTCTTCATCATGTGCTGTTTGCCAAGCACTTAGATAGTTATTTAAGTAATGTTGATAATCTTCTACAGTATTCCCCTTACCTTTAAGTTCTAGATCTCTACGTGTATCACTTTTGTTTTGTCTACCAATATCGAAATTAATCCTAGTCTTATTCTCAGTAAGGATCTTTCTGTTTATGTCAGTTGCATGTTTTATTAAACCTTCAGTAGCTTGCAACTTAACGTGATCTTTGACTCCTATTTCTAGACCAAAGAAATATCTAGCTGCTTTAAGATCTCTTTCTATCTCTTCTTCTGTAGTAGCTTTAGTTTTAATTAGAAAGTCTCTAGCATATTCTTCGTATCCATCTTTATTTAATTGGATTGCTGCTACCGCTGCACCATATCTCTTTAGTTGAGGTGTATCTGCTGATAACGCTGCAACAATAGAGCCGTCACCACCAAGATCTAGAACACCTTTAGTTATCTTCCACTTGTTCTCTCTAAGCTTCTTAATAACTGTATCACTTAAACTTGTCTCATCTTTGAGTTCCCAAGTCTCAGCGTAGGTATTGTAGTCCTCTATTTCTTGTTGCTTCTTCCTTTGTTCAGCATAAGTTGTAAGTGTTTCGTAAGCTGTCTCACTAAATGTTCTCCAGACTTGAGCTTCTCTATCAATGTTTTTAAGGTCAGTCTGTAGGTTTTGTCTGGTACGGTTAGCGTTGGCTTCTATAGCTTGCTTACGTTGTAAATACTTCTTATCTTCTAGGCGTTCGTTAGCTTGTCTATTCGTATCTTCTTGATTGAACTTTCTTCTTAATCCTTGGATTAGTTCTGAATCCCGTTGTACGTTTTGATCCCTAACAGACTTTAAGTTACTTATAACTTGCTCGTCTTTTCTAAGCTGTTGATTTAAAGCTTGTTGACCTGCCTGTAAGGGACGAAAACCACGGGATGTGCCGTAGCTTTTGTATGCCATTTTTGTGTATTCAGTTATTTACCAACCTTTACCTGTTATTGCTCCAGCCTTTGCAGCTCCAGCAACACCACTTACAGCAGAAGCTGCAACACTTAGCCAAGAACCTCCGACAGCTTTCGCTCCCTTAATTGGTTCAGGTCCAAAGTCATATTCTTCTAATGCTCTAGGAGGTTGGAAGTCAGCAATAGGTGTAGGTATAGGTTTAAGTGGATCTGGTATGACTTCAGGTTCTATCATTCTGTTAGCGAATGCAGCCAAGTCAGCACCATACTTATCTCTTGATATTGATTTCAATGTCATATATGTACTTCGGTTAGCACTAAAAAGTGATTCAATCAGTTGTGCCTCATTTCTACCTTTAGCAGCTAATAAGGATTGAGCCTGTTTATTGCTTGATGCACCTGTTTGACTTAGTGCGGCCAGTTCACCTTGTGCTTCTATTGATTTAATAATTGCATCTTCATTTTGAAATGCAACTTCTTGATTTATCTCTTGTTGTTTTACTAAAGCTTCCTCAGCTGCATCATTGGCAGCCATCCTATTAAAGTTTAATTGTTGACCATATAAGAACTCTGATTTTTGATACGCTTTCTTATTAGCTTCATTCTGTGTTTTAACAATTTTGAGGTCGTAGTTATAACGCCTCATGTTTGATTCATCAGTATATTTAGCTAACTTTTCTTCATTCTTTTTCCTAAGTTCATAAGTTTCATAAGCAAAAGCATAATCAGCTTTTAACTTATCAGTACCCATATTATACAATTCGGTGTCATACTCGAATTGTCTTTCAGTAAATTCGTTTTGAGATTTTGCCTGTTTATCGGCTGTTTTTTTATTGGAGTATCCACTGATTAAACTGCTACCAATAATTGCTGCCGCTGTCCAAAATGCCATATTTAAGTCCTCCTATAAAATCTCGGTGAGTAGTTTCCTTCCCACATCATCGAGTTGAGAGAGACGGGAAATGGTGAATCATTAAAGACTCGTAATTTAAAGTTTTTACTACGTTGGTGTATTGGTATGGTTACGACTCTTGACTCATCTAGTGGTACATCATCAGCTAGGTATTCATTAGCCATCTGTGATGGTGCTAGTTCATACCATTCATCTAAGTAGATAAGTATTACATCTCCATCAGCAGGTGCTGAATTAAACCTTATCTCTGTATCACTTAAGAAGGTAAATGCTGTAGTTGTAACGTTGTTTATCTTGACCTTTACTTGGTTTCTATCAATAGGGTTTAAATCTCCTGCTACCCAGTTAAAATCAGTTGTAGTACCATCACCTGTATATTCTCGTTTACCTGCAAACCTACCAGTAGCATTAAGTTTAAAACTCAATAGACCTGATAGACCTAAGTCAAACTTTAGTCTGGATATAGTTAAGCTACTGGTAAAGTCTGTTTGTTTACCTTCTTGATCTAATTGATAATAAATCTGTGGAAGTGTTAAATCAAAATCATAAGCATATCCAACATAGACGTTAGCTGCGTTGTTAGATAAATCTAAACCTTCAACAATAAAGAACGTACCATCAGAATCAGTACCTACCTCAGCTGTAACGGTATAACCTGAGTTGTTATATGTACCAGCTGCAGTAGTACCAGCAACTAGAACTATATTCTTTCTATCAGTTAGGTTAGCAAAAGGTATATAACACTTAGATCTAAGATTAGCTGAATCATAGACAACGGTCTTTAAACTACCTCCAGTTAAACCATTACTAGCAGGTGTATAGAAGTCAATACATGGGTTAATCTTCTGACCATCAGAGTTAGTAATGATAGCTGCCTCTGGACTCTGAGTTAGGTTTGCATCAGATAGGATATACTGATTACCTTGTTTGGTAACACAGTACATATCATCCTGATCAATAGCCATACTCTGTACAGTCCCAGGAAGATTCCACTTAAACCAAGACTCCATTAATAACTCTTTACCATCAGTGTATGTCTTGTAAAAGAAGATCTCATTACTTGACTGACTAGACATAGCAATGAATTCATTTTGAATACTAGAGATAAGAGTATCTACATCAATAGTTATCCACTCATTAACAACTCTTCCAATATCAAGTATGTCTGGGTTCTCACCTAAACCTCTTGTGGTCATAGCAAACACCCTAACAAAGTTAGGAGTCTTACTAATGAAGTTCATGTGAGTACCAACGTCTATGGGAGTGACTTCATCACTCATCTCCATATTTGATATAGGTCTTATCTTTGTAGATGATGGAGTTAATGGACCGTCATCTGCATAAATTAGGAACTGTACATTTTTACTGAATAGAACCAAACCCTGTCTAACAGGCAAAATAGCATGTAATTTAGTAGGTCGAACTGATGCACAGTTAACGTCTATCGGATCTCCAGCAGTAAGCGTTCTAGCTGATGCAGCATATAAATCGAATGGTGCTTTAGCTTTACTAAGGATTACATTGTCTTCAGATAAGAAACCTAATCTGTCATCATGGAAGAAAGTTTTACTGATAGTTTTTCCTACAAAAGTAGGTTGAGGAACAGTATTATCATCACCAGCTAATCTGTTTACCCATGGTATAGCTTCTAATGTAAAAGTATTAGTTCCAGTGTTTCTCAACCTATGAGGCATAGTTGAAGCTGTTAAACCTGGAGAAGCTGAAGGACCGATTGTTTCTTTCCAATATCCACTACCAGCTGATCCGTTATCAGCTACAAACTTTGTATAGTAATCATCAAAATCTGATCCTGGTGAGTTTACTATTGTAACTACATGGTTATGGAATGAATTGGGAGGTAGATGAGAAACATTACTAGCCCAATCTTGGAATACAGTTAGCCTTTCATTATCGTACCCACCTTTAGCTTCTACAGTGAACGGTGTACGTGTATTATTTACGACATAATCTAATTGAAGAGATGTACCGTACTTAGTAACGGTCATACCTGAGATATTTAAGCCATCAATTGCAGTTTTAATTTTATCTAATACATCATCATAGTCATCATCAGTATCTGAAGTGGCAGTAGCTGTTTGAGTACTTCCAATAGATGTACCTCCTAACTTAACTTCCCAGGTAGTACTTAACATATCAATAGCATTGCCACTAAGAAGAAGTGTTCCTCTACTTTGAGCTACAAATGTAGTAGGTTCCGGTTGAGCAGTTACAGTAACTGTGTTATTACATATAATTGTAGATGCTTGTACTGATAGGACATCATAGTTTGATTGAACACCTGTTAGGTAGGCAGCTGCAGATTCTGTAGTTGTATAATCCCATCTAGCATTATTATCAGCAATATCTGATCCAGTACCAGTTGGACCTCCTGAGCCTGCAGATGTACCAGCTGTATCGCAAGTGTATATTTTACCGCTATCGTTTTTTACTTTGTCTCCGACAACATATGCTGTACTTGCAGCCCAGTTTGGAGCATCAAGTGTAATGGTACATGCAACACCTGTATCTGCATTCCATACATATATGGAACCATTAGTATTACCTACTTTAGGAGTTATACATCCTACATATCTATTTGCATCTCTATTGATATAAAACCACTTAGCACCATCTAATTGAGTACCTGTGAAGTCTGTACCACCTGTTGTCTTTAATTTTGAGACAAACTCAAATCCAGGTCTTTTTGTCATTCCTAATGTTGGATCAGCCAGACCGTTAATACATTCTCTGACCTGACCTGGAAGTTTCTTACTATCTGGTTGTTTAGATACACCACTCAGATAGTTTGATATCCGTTGTGTTACTGCTGCCATTACCTCTTAAGTGCATGATAAGGTTGATAACCGACATAGGGGTGTGCTCCGTCAGGTTCACCAAAGAATGAATAATCACCTTGGTTAGTTTCGTATTCAAGAGCCATAGCTCTCATATATGCTTCCTTTTGTTGAAGCATTTGGTATTGTGCTTGATCTCCAATTATTCGACTAGAGGTAATAGTTGATGCTCTAGCTGTTATGTAGTCCTGTATTATACGTGGTAGATCAACCCAATCAAAAAACCATAAGACATCTACTTCTATAGCTCCATCTGTCCATTTATCTGTATGGTTTTGTTTATCATATAATTTTCCATTCCTTCTGATTACTTTCTTATCTCCAGCCTCAGCTTGAGTAAGATCTATTTGTAAAACATTGGTAGGTATTATAATTTCGTCATCTGTATTGGGTGTCATTTCATAATGCGCTTCCTTATTAAAGGTCCATCCTTCACTTTGAACTTCTCTACTAACTTCTAAAAGTGTTTGATAAGCAATCGCAACGTCTGGGTTGGTTTCATCCAAAGTGGTGACAGGAGCCTGACCACAAGCCATTAGGATTTGATTTATAGCAGGTAATTCTGTAGCAGCATTAGTGGTAGGGAAAGCCATAGGTATAAATATTTATGAATAAAAAAAAGGGAGCCATATAGACTCCCCTTAAAACTTAGAATGCAGAAGGAGCTGAAGCACCTACATACAATTCAACAGCTGCAGCTGGATTAACATAATCTGCGCCACATGCTAAACGTCCAAGGATAACGTCACCCTGATAAATCACGGAAACATCTCCCTTAGTTACTTGTACTTGAGGACCAATTGCTTCTACAACACCAGCAGCTTCTTTCTGGAAGATAAGTCCACAAGACTTAGCTCCTAGCTCTGTGTTAGTACCGTAGTCGTTCTTGATACCTGTTTGTGCACCAGAGGCATCCTCTGGAGTCACGCTGACGAATGAACCTGTGTTACCAGGATCAGTTACACCAGTTGTACCACCATAAGCAGTACCATATTTGCCAAGGAACGGAATGTTCATTGACTTAAAGATCTTGATACCAGCGATCTCCACAATTCCATTACCCTTCTGACGGGATGTACCTTGTGCGTCTCTGTTAACTAGACCATTCTCACCTACTTGTTGGATGAGTTCATAGTATTGACGTGCATTTAATACACCTACTCTTCCATCAGAGCTTACTCCCTTTTCATCTAGGGCTGCAGCTGCATCATAGAAAGCGTTAACTAGGTTTGTTGCACCGTAAGCATCAGAATCATTAGTAGTTGAACCTACACGAATCTGAGTACCACCTGGCTCTACAAAGTTAGACTTAGTGATAGGTGATGCTGATCTTGCTCCACGTGTGATAGCACGGAATGCAAGTCTGTCATATTTCTCAGCTAGAGCATAACCGATCTTACGAGAGATCTCTGATCTCAAATCGTAATGTGCAAGTACTTCATCTAGCTCATATAAAAATGCTGAACTAATTAGTAACTCGTCTACGGTTATAGTCTTCTCAGCTACTGGTGGTGCACCATCACTGTTACCAAGTATTGAGTTTCCTGGTGTGTGGTACTCCGCTGAGGTGCGACCTGTGTAGATAAACTGTAAAGATTTCCCATTCTTTAGGGTTCTCTTCATAATCAAATCACGAGCAATCGCATTGTGCTGGAAGCCTTTGAACATCTCACCACTAAACAGCTTGAGATATAACGCTCGTCTATCTGAGCCTCCATTATCTGCACCCGGCTTAGTTACACTAGCCTGATGGTCGGTTGACTGTTGTGCCATTTATCTATATTTTAAAATGTTTGAAGGTATAAATCATCATCGCATGCAATTTTAATTCGAAGTTTTGTGGTCTATCCCACCGTCTAGACGGCTAATAGGTATCCCGCGTACGGGGCTAAAAGCCAAATGAAAGGAGAGTCCGACTCTGAGGTGCTCTCCTTCCTGTTTATAGAGTTGAAAGAACTTCTTCGATTGAGATATCCTCATCAAAAGTCTCTTTCTTTTCCTCTTTTATTTCTGGCTCGGGAGTCAGTGAAGTAACTGAAGCCTGAGCCTTATCGCTTTGGTGTACCATTAGAACTTAAACTTAGCTCCTAGCTTTGTGCCATAGCTACGATCCTCATCACCATTAGTGATGGTAGATACTTCACCATATACACCAAGCTTCTGAGATACATTAAAAGTACCGCCAAGCTTTCCAGATAGTTCAGTCTCTGTACCGTCGATACCATCAACAGCAACTAGAGCTGGACCACCTTGTATGTAGTAGTCAACATTACCTGCAGTACCTTCATAACCAACGTGAACATCTACTGTTCTACCTTGATACTCAGATCCTGTATAACCATCATTAGATTCAGCGTTTAGATATACTCCAGCGGATGCAGGTGCAGACGCTAATGTGGTGGCTGCGAGAGCAAGTGCAATTGTTTTCATTT